CCTACGCTCTGCAAATTCCCGAAGGTAAGGACATCGACGTCGATGCAACGACTGCGGCCAACGAGGCTGCGTGTGTGGCTCATGCCATGCGCGGATCAACCCCGCCGCCGATGACGCCGGATCCCTCCGTTCCGCACTCGGGCCCGCAGATCGAAGGCTGACATGACACCGCAAGAGATCGTCGACGCGTGCCTTGAAAAAGGCGTGAAGCTGCGGATCAACTCCACCAGCGGGAAGTTGACCGCGATTCCACGACGCAAACTCACGGAGGAGTTGCTTTCGCTAATCCGTGAGCATCGCGCGCCGCTGATCGAATTCATCGAAGACCGGGACGGAGGCGCGGAGATCACGATCGACGATCTCCCGCCGGCCGATCCCCCTGCGCCGCCGATCGCCGCTCAGATCATCGAGCGGTTCGCGCAGCGCGGATTCAAGATCGTGCTTGAACCTGCCAATCGGTTTGGCATGCTGAAGGTCATCGCCCCCTGGATCAAGCGGCACGATGCCGACGGCAACGCCATTCCTGCCATCGAGATCCCCGAGGCTCAGTCAGGCAAGCTCCCGGCAGCCGAGTACGTCGGGCTGCAGCGCGCGCAAATCCCGCCCGACCTGTTGGCGGTGCTTAGCAACCACGAGTTCCGGGAGGCAGTCTTGGCATACCTGCGCGCGCCGCATATCCCCGCGCCGCCGCCCGAACCAGCATCTGACGCACCCGAGTCGAAGCGATCCCTGTGGGAGCGTATGGCCTATCCTGACAACCTGATGCCGAACGCGCGGGACAATCAGGCCCACGTTCGCGATCTGCTGTACGGCGACATGGATGCCGCGCGCAACCGCGACATTCAGCGGCAGCAGGCGACGCTGAATCAAACCCTTCCAATGATCATCCCCGGAGTGAAATGATGGAGAAGTTGATCAATGACGCAGTCGCGATGATGGCCCGGGTGGGTATCAGCGAAGAGCGGGCTCGCAAAAAACTTGAGATCGCCATCTTCGCGGTGATGCTGGAGGAAATGCAGGCTGTCATCCAAGGACCGACGATCAATCGCTCATTGCCGCAAGTGACCTTGGGCGGTGATGGTCCCACTATGCTGGTTCCGACGACTGTCGATAAGCCCGATCCGATTGCGGCCAGCGCCACGCTCGCGCCCGCAGGCAAATCCTGGCGCGGCACAGGCCGCGCCGTCGTGGGCGCTAACGGCGACAGGGTCGAGATCGGCACCTGGATCAATCCGCTCGGCGACATCGAGGCTGCGCGCCTGACGAAGGAGACGGGCATCCCACACGTCGTGGACCCGAACACTGGCGACGTGGTGAAAGTGGGAGGGGGCGCGATCGACATAGCTCCGCCGAAACTGGCCGACCCGGGTACGGTGGTGCCCGACCCCTTGGCCATGTCTGGCGTGGCGGATGTGCGTCCCGAAGTGGGTACGAAATCATGGAAATGACTTCGTTCTTGGCGCTCACTGGGGCCATGTTCGCCGCGTCGATGTGCGTGATGACCGTGGTCTTGGCTTTGATCGACGATCTGGTAGAATGACGCATCCAACAGGAGACTACCATGGCCGTCGGCTCGCACACCCTTTCCTGGCCCGTGAACGTCACGAACGCTCTGGGCGCGAACGTCATCACCAATATCCAAGTCACGCTGAACACCGACAGCGAAGCGGATGCAATCGCAGCGGTTCTGCTGTCGATGAGCGGCGCCGAGCAGGTGGTCAGCCCGAACTTGGTCAACACCAGCACTGTCACGTACTCGTAATCGCCATGACGATGGTCCGTATCGAACTGCCGGATGTGGGGGCAGAGGTCGAAATCAGGACTCCAGAACGGACCATCGTACTGAAGGGAGGTGATCACGTCAGCTTGGATCTGGAGTCCGAGGGATCACGCATGGTGCTCGCGCTGCGTGCGCCGGCCGAGGGTGTCAAGAAATTCGTTCCTGAACGCGAATCTCCTCTGAGGTGGTGATGCAAAACTACGTCTGGTTCCCGATTTTTGCGATATTGGTGCTCATTGGCACAGTCGAATTCTGTGCCCATCACCGGTCCCCTTCCCCGCTCGACATGAGTCTGCGCGATCCCCATTCCGAATACCGTTGCGATAGCTGGACTCTGACCAAATGAAAACCGTCCGAGGGATCCTCACCGAATACGAACTGACGGGCAGTTACGCCATGCCCGATCAGGTGCAGCATCTGCAGAAGACCGCTTTCCTTAGCGGCATCTGCGGCGGAATCATCCTGCTGACCGAGGCCATTATCGCAGCCAGGGGAAATCAGGATGAACTGATCCGTTTGATCCGGTCGATCGATGCCCAGACCCAGGAGCTGGTCAGAGAAATGCTGCCGGGGGCGAAGATCTGATTTCATACTGTGAAATCAAAACCGGTGCTATGATTCGTTTCCTGATCAAAGGAATCAAATCATGGCACGAGGCGGATACCGGCCCGGCGCGGGCGCAAAACCGAAGGCCCTGAGGGTAGAGGGCGGTCCGCAGCGCGTAGGCGTGACTCAGTTCCGCGACGCCGCAATCAAACAGGAATCAAACCTGCGTCAAGCCGTCGAACTCGGCGCCAACACCCAGTTGGCCCAAGTGACGAAGGGTGGGAAATTCCGCGACGCATTCGTCAATTACCCCCATCAGATCGGCCTCGGCGCGAACAACATCCTGTCCAGTTCGACCGCCTCGTTCGTACCGCTATCCCGTATTCGCGTCATCCTCGAATGGATGTATCGCCAGCAGTTCGTCTGCAAGAACGCCATCGATGTGCCGGCCAAGGACATGACCCGCCAAGGTGTCATCCTGACCGGGCCGATGAAGCCGAAGGACGTCAAGAAGATCGAGATGGAGGCCACCCGGCTGAACATCTGGGGTAGCGCGCGCGACGTCATCCGCTGGTCGCGGCTGTACGGCGGATGCCTGGGGTTCCTGATCGTAGCCGGCCAGAAGCCCGACACCCCGCTGCGGCTCGACACGGTCGGGCCCGGCCAGTTCAAGGGGATCTTCCCGCTCGACCGTTGGATGGTCGACCCGAGCCTGGAATTGCTGGTCACGGACTTCGCGAGCCCGCAGTTCGGCAAGCCGATGTACTACCGCGTCACCGCGGACGCGCCGGCGCTGCCGCGCATGAAGATCCACCATTCGCGCGTAATCCGCATGGTCGGCAATTCGCTGCCGTACTGGCAATCGATCCAGGAGAATCTCTGGGGCCTTTCCGTGCTCGAAACGATCCAGGACCGCATCATTGCGTTCGACCTGGGCTCGTCGGGCGCCGCGCAACTGATCGACAAGTCGTTCATCCGGACGTTCAAGATCGAAGGCCTGAAGGAACTGATCGGCTCGAACAGCGAGGCGTTCAAGGGTCTGCGCGCGCTCGTGGACGTCATGCGATCGATGCAGGGGATCGAAGGTATCACCCTGATGGATACGAAGGACGAGTACGAGGGTCACGAGCACGGCGCGTTCTCGGGCATCGCGGAGATTCTGGAAGAATTCCGGCAGCAACTGTCGGGCGCGCTCCAGATCCCGCAGACGAAGTTGTTCGGCACGTCACCGGCCGGAATGAATGCCACCGGTGAGTCGGACATGCGTAACTATTACGACATGATCCGCTCGGAGCAGATCTCTGAACTGCTGTACCCCATGACGATCGTCTATCAACTGATGGCCAAGTCGCTCGGTATCAAATGGAACGACGAAGACGGCATCGACTTCAAGCCCCTGTGGCAGCCGACCGAAGTCGAGAAGGCCGAGATCGCGAAGACCATCACCGACACGGTGCTGGCCGCCGAGGAGAAGGGTACGATCTCCACGAAGACTGCGATGATGGAACTGAAGCAGCAGTCACCAGGCACCGGGGTGTGGACGAATATCACCGAGGAGGACATCGAAGCCGCGAACGACATTCCAGTTCCGGCCGCCTCAATCGTGATGCCGGGCGAAGGTGGCCCTCCGGGTGCAGGTGGACCGCCGGCCGGTGGCGCGCCGAAACCAAAGAAGCCTGCCGAAAAGAAGAAAGAGCGCGACGCGGCCTGGTCGGGCAGTGCCGGTGGCACGGCGACCGCGCATGCGCCGGGCATGAGCTACTACGATCCTGCCAATCCGCCGAACGTGTTGCCGCGCCCCGACGTGATGCCCAGTGGCACGATGCCGGGCGCGCGCCCGTTCGACGATAGCAAACCGAGGGATCTGGAATTCCACGGGCTGCCGCTGCACATCGAGAACGAACAAGGCAGCACCCGACGCTCGCGCGATCCGGCCAACCCGTGGCAGGCCATCATGGCGGCCGACTACGGTTACGTGAAGGGCACGGGCTCGGCCGAGGGCCCGACGGAAGGGATGGACATCTTCCTGGGGCCGGATCGCGACAGCGACACCGTGTTCATCATCAACCAGCGCGACATGGAGACAGACTTCTTCGACGAGCACAAATGCATGCTCGGGTTCGATTCCGAACTGCGCGCGGTGAGCGCGTACGTGTCGAGCTACAGTGATCTGCAGGGTATGGCGCGAATCATGTCGGTCCACCCGTGCTCGATGAACGAGTTCAAGACATGGCTCGCCACAGGCCATCTGCGCAAGCCGTATGGGGGTACCGATGGATCGTGAGACGATGGCCAAGGTTGACGGCTACACGAGCGCATATGGCATGCGCACATGGGATGAGGTAATCCGGGACTTCTATAACGAGGTACTCGGCTCATCGCGCGTGGACGAATCGGATCTGAAGATCGCCCTGCAGCACACTGGGCAGATGACGGGCGATCCCGCGGCGACCATGGACCCCACGCTCGAAGCCTCGCGCACGAACCGGGTGGTGTGATGGCCACGAAGGCCAAGAAGCAGACGACTCGCGAGTTGGTGCGGAATCTGCGCCTGCACTTCTCACGCGTGCGCGGCGCGGAGAAGCAGTATCTGATCAAGTTGGTTGCGGTGGCGCGCCAGGTCGGGCTCATCATCAAGGGGTTCGCGCCGAACGGGAAGATCGAGAACCTGGACGGTTTGATGGAGACGCTTGCGCGCTATGAGTATGTCCTCGAACCATGGGCGCGCCAGGTCGCCGCAAGGATGCTCGCCGAAGTCGATCAGCGCGATCAGAATGCATGGAACGCAACGGCAACCGAGATCGGCCAGACTCTGCGCGCCGAGATCCGATCGGCGCCCACTGGCCATGTGATGCAGGCGTTGCTAGCCGAACAGGTCGAAGGTATCAAGAGTCTGCCGCGCGATGCCGCGCAACGGCTGTATGGACTGGCCACCGAGGTGGTAATTACCGGCAGGCGGGCCGAAGCGATCCAGCGCGAGATTCTGGAAACGAATGACATCACCGTCGCGCGCGCGAAGATGTTGGCCCGCACGGCCGTATCTACCGCGTCGGCGTCGATCGTGGAATCCCGGGCGCTTTACGTGGGCTCGCCAGGATATTTCTGGCGCACGTCGAAAGGGCCGGAACTGCGGAAAGCTCACCAGGAACTCGAATGCACGTTCCCCCGTCGCCACAGCCCTCCGGTCGTGCACCGACGAAGCGGGTTCCGATCGCATCCGGGATG